CTTCGGTCAAGTACAAGTCGTGCCTAACCGCTTCCAGCGTGAGCGTGACGCTTTCGTGATCGATCCAGATTACGCAAAAGTCACTATGTTGCGTCCTTACCAACAAGTTGAGTTGGCAAAGACTGGCGACGCTGAAAAGCGTATGCTGATCGTTGAGTGGGGTCACAAAGTATTGGCAGAGAATGCCCACGGCATTGCTGCTGACTTGGTTACTTCTTAATTGAACTAACGAAGGGTCTGGGGAAACTCAGACCCTTTTTTTATACATGATTGAAAAAAGACTATTTAGTACAGACGCTGATCAGGGGATCACGCGCACATTTGAATTTGATGATGAAACGAATCAGGCAACGATTCACACGCAGCAAGATGTGACTGCGATCATTGAAGAGAATAAGCAAGAGTACGCACAGGTTGATGAGCGTGCTCGGTGGGGCGAGTGGAGCAGAGTCGCCAGCATCCCGATGTCTATCTACTTCCAGCTCAAGGCTGAAGGCAAGCTAGAAGACGAAGCCTACATGAAGCGTTGGCTTAATGACCCAGAAAACAAATATTTCAGAACAAGAGCAGGAAAACTATGACTCCAAACTACATTGCGGTATGCACCCCAGCGCGTGACATGGTTCACGCAAACTTCACCTTCTGTATGGTGAACATGGTGGCGCACCACACGATTAACACGACTGATGCAGTGTCCTTGAAGATTATGCAAGGGACACTTATCCAGACCCAGCGTGCTGATCTGTGCCTAGACGCAATGGCAGAGGGTTGTACCCATATCTTGTTTGTAGACTCAGACATGACATTCCCGCAGGACATGATCGAGAGACTATTGGCGCATGATTTGGACATCGTGGCAACAAACTGCGCAAGGCGCAGAATGCCCACAGGACCAACTGCCCAGCGCTATGACGAGAACGGTGAGCGCGTGCTGGTCTACACAATGCCAGACTCCACAGGAATTGAGGAAGTTGGCTCTATTGGAATGGGCGTAATGCTGATCAAGCGCAAGGTTTTTGAGGCTTTGAGTGAACCTTGGTTCGAGACTCCTTGGCGTACCGATAAGCGCGGGTATGTTGGTGAGGATGTATTCTTTTGCCGTAAAGCACAGTCGGCTGGCTTTAAAATCTACATAGACCATGATGTGTCCAAAGAGATCGGACACATTGGGACTTTTGAATTCAAACACGATCACACTTGGGTGATGCGTGATCTTGAGAAAGCAGAAAAGGCTGAAGATGGCGTTAACAACCTATGCTGAACTGAAGACTTCGGTCGGGGACTGGCTTAATCGCTCAGACCTGACTACTGCTATTCCAGACTTTATCTCTCTGGCAGAGGCTCAGATCGAGCGTAATTTGCGCACCAGACAGATGATCGTGCGATCTACTGCATCGATCACTACCGAATACTCCGCAGTACCAGACGACTTCTTGGAAGTTAAATCCTTCAAGCTCGATACCGATCCTGTTACACCATTGGGGTTTGAGACTATTGACTCAATGGACACTCTGTCGGTTACATATCGCACAGCGACTAAACCTGTATTTTTTACCGTTGTGGGTGAGCAGTTTCGCTACCTTCCAGTACCAGATACTGCTTACACAGGCGAGTTGATCTACTACGCGAAGTTGAGTAAGTTATCAACTAGCAACACAACTAACTGGCTGTTGACTTCATCTCCAGATGTATATCTGTATGGTGCTCTTATGCAAGCAGCACCGTATCTGCAAGATGATGCGAGAATTGCTGTATGGGCATCGATGTACCGAGCTGGTCTTGAAGAAGTAACGAAAGCAGATGATCGCAGCTCTTCAACTGGCGGTGTACTTATCACACGCGCAAGAACTTTGGGGTAGATAATGCTAGTAAATACGACAAAAGGCGAAATGGACGACTCTCTTCTTGAGAAAAAAGAGGGGATAATTGACAATGACAATGAGACAACTCAATGGGTTGAGTATTGGCTAGAAGGCGAGCTTGTGCATCGTTCAGTCGATATGAAATTAAAACGCATGACCGTGACTGGCGAACCAGTCGCTCAATCTTTAGGATAAGGAAACCATCATGGCAAATACTCAAGCAATGTGTACTTCGTTCAAGGGCGAATTACTGGTAGGACATCACAACTTTGGTACTGGCGTTATTCGCGCAGCTACAACTATTGACTCGTTTAAGGCTGCCTTGTACTTGGCATCCGCAACGGTTAACGCATCGACTACTGCTTACTCTGCAACCAACGAAGTCTCTGGAACTAATTACACGGCTGGCGGTGTTGCGGTGACATTTGGCACAGCGCCAAGCACAAGTGGTACTACTGCATTTGTGACTCCAAGCGCCAGCATCACATACACCAATGTGACCTTATCAACTGCATTTGATGCGGTGCTCTTGTATAACAGCACACAAAGCAACAAGGCAGTCAGCGTCCACACTTTCGGTTCTCAGACCGTTACGGCTGGAACTTTTACACTCACCATGCCGACGAATGACGCAAGCACAGGCTTGATCAGACTCGCTTAATTAAAGGGGCAGCAACATGGCTGCTTATGGCTCTGGTCGGTATGGTCGCGGGGCTTACGGTTACGGAGATGTTGCAAGCGTTGCCATTACTGGTAACGCTGCAACTGGTTCGGTTGGCTCTGTCTTACCAGTCATAACCGTTGCCATTACAGGCAACGCATCTACTACTGCCGTTGGCTCAGTAAGTCGAGGCGCTACATCCTTTGCTCTAACTGGTAATTCTTCGACTACTGCCGTTGACTCGGTAAGTCGTGGAGCTACATCCTTTGCCATTACAGGCAACGCATCAACTACTGCCGTTGGTAGCGTCCTCACAGCAAGATCGAATCAAGAAGATGGAACGGTAGCAACGGGCAATGTTGGAACTGTTGTCGCAGCAGTATCGACAGCAATAACAGGCAACTCGTCAACTACTGCCGTTGGCTCTGTCAGTCGTGGTGAAACATCCCTAGCAATTACTGGCAATGTATCGATTACTAGCGTTGGCTCAGTAAGTCGTGGCGCTACATCACTTGCTGTTACAGGTAACGCATCTACAACTGCCGTTGGCAGCGTACAAGAGTCAGTATCAATTCAAGAAGATGGGACGGTAGCAACTGGTAATGTTGGTAGCGTTACTGGTGCTACATCCATAGCGATAACGGGTAACGCATCAACGGCTGCGGTCGGCTCTGTAACTCGCGGGGCAACATCCATAGCAATTACAGGTAATGCTTCAACGACTGCTGTCGGTAGCGTCACAGAATCAGTATCAATTCAAGAAGATGGAACGGTAGCAACGGGTAATGTTGGTAGCGTTACTGGTGCGACATCTATTGCCATAACAGGCAACGCATCTACTACTGCCGTTGGCTCTGTAACTCGCGGAGCAACATCCTTTGCCATAACTGGCAATGCGTCCACGACTGCCGTTGGATCGGTTAGTCGTGGAGAGACATCGCTTGCCATAACTGGCAATGCTTCAACGACTGCCGTTGGAAGCGTTGTCCAAAGCATATCTCTCCAAATAACTGGCAACTCGTCAATAACTGCCGTTGGCTCTGTTACCAGAGGAGCAACATCGTTTGCCATAACGGGTAATGCGTCAACCTTGTCGGTTGGCTCTGTGGTTGCAGCTCCACAAATTGCAGTAACAGGCAACGCATCAACAACTTCGGTCGGATCGGTTACTCGCGGGGCTACATCCTTTGCCATAACGGGTAACTCATCAACTACTGCCGTTGGCAGCGTAACCCGTGGCGCAACATCCTTTGCATTGACTGGCAATGCCTCCACAACAGCCGTAGACAGCGTTACAGAGACAATCTCTGCAACTGGATCAGGTAACGCATCAACTGGCTCTGTCGGCTCTGTAAGCCGTGGCGCTACATCTATTGCGTTGACGGGTAATGCGTCAACGACTGCCGTTGGAACAGTATTAGTCAATGTGTCTGAGCAGGAGGATGGCGTAGTCGGCACAGGTAATGTTGGGTCTGTCGGCTTATCTGTCACGGCATCCATCTCTGGTGTCTCATCAACTACGGCAGTAGGATCGTTTTCTAATGCACTTGGCATCAATGGAAACCAGTCAACTGGTGCGGTTGACTCAGTAGTCAATAGCGTATCAGTTTCAATATCTGGAAATGCGTCTGTTTGCGATGTCGGCACTATGCTGGCATCGTCTGCTCAGGTAGTCACTCTATCTGGCGTATCTTCAGCAACTGCTATTGGTGACGCACAGAATGCTAGAACTATTGAGATAATTGGGGAAATCATTGCTGGCGCTGTTGGCAATGTTGGGTACTTTTATTGGGACAGGCAAGACGACACTCCTGAGACTTGGACAGCACAATCGGATACGCCAGAGACATGGACACCAGCAACTGATACATCGGAGAGCTGGAGTCCCGTCTCAGACACATCGGAAAATTGGTCAGAAATATCGGACAATTCAGAAACATGGACGCAAGTCCCAGCATGAAGGTGAACTATGGCAGATACCACAACAACGAACCTATTACTTACTAAGCCAGAGGTAGGCGCGTCAACAGATACATGGGGTACGAAGATCAATACCGATCTGGACTCGGTAGATGCAATCTTTGCAGCAGCAGGTACTGGAACATCGGTCGGTCTTAATATCGGTAGCGGTAAGACTTTAACGCTTGCTGGAACAGTTAAGTTTTCTGGATCAACATCAGGCACTACGACAGTCGTAGCAACTGCCGTTGCTGGCACTACTACTTTGACTCTGCCAGCAGCAACCGATACCTTAGTTGGTAAGGCAACCACGGATACTCTGACAAACAAAACGCTGACTACGCCAGTTATCAGTTCACTTTCATCTGCATCTGCTACTGCGCTAACTTTGCAGTCTGCTGGCACTACTGCGATTACTGTTGATACTTCACAGAATGTGGGGATTGGTACTACTTCTCCTGCAACAAAATTAGAAGTGGCATCACCAGCGGCAACACCTGTTGTTTTGCGTCTTGCATCTAACAAGACTGGTGCTGGTTCTGGAGACAAGGGTAGATTAGATTTTTATTCTGCTGACAATTCAGGAACTGCGTATCAACTTGGCTACATGGATGTCGACAGGTCTGATGGAACTGCAACGGCATCATACATTGCATGGGCAAATAGAAAATCTAGTACTGTCTCAGAGAGTATGCGTATCGACTCTAGCGGTAACTTGTTGCTTGGGGTTACATCTAGTCCACTAACATCCACTCAGGTTTTGTATTTTGATGGTCAAAATAGACAAGGTCTTTTAATAAAAAATACGGCAAATAATCAAAATGGAGCGGCAATTCGCTTTATGGACTATCTCGGAAACGCCTCAACAGGCGGCATATATTACACCCTCAGTAATTCAGTTCTTTATTCCACATCATCAGATTACCGATTAAAGGAAAATGTTGCCCCAATCTCTGGCGCGCTGGAAAAAGTGCAGGCACTCAAACCTGTATCTTTTACTTGGAAACAAGGTGGCGGTAATGCAGACGGGTTTTTAGCACATGAGTTGCAACAGATTTTCCCAAATGCAGTTCACGGAACAAAAGATGATTTAGATACTGAAGGAAAACCTCGATACCAAGGCGTTGATACTTCTTATATAGTAGCAACACTAACAGCGGCAATCCAAGAACTAAAAGCAATAAACGACACACAAGCCGCAACAATCACCGCACTAACCGCCCGTATAGTGGCGCTGGAGAGCAAATAATGACTACCACTTGGACAATCACGCAACTAGACCGACAAACTTCTAATGGGTTTGTCACCACCGCACATTGGACTGCAAGCGCAGTAAACGGGGATTACTCCGCATCCACATACGCAACAAGTTCATGGGCTGATGGAACACCTACAACCCCTTATGCTGACCTGACACAGACAACTGTATTAGGTTGGATATGGGCTAATGGCGTAGACAAAGAGGCAGTAGAGGCTAATTTGCAAGCGCAAATTAATGCACAGAAGAATCCTGTAACGGCTACTGGAGTACCTTGGTAATGACCACAGAGAACACAACTGAGACGGCTACTGCAATCGTCGCCAAGGTAGCACCTCCAGTTACCGTATCCATTGCAACTGTCGCTGGCTATCAGGTCAGCGAAGTATTGATTTGGGCGACTCTGATCTACACGGTATTGATGATCTGCCACAAGTGTTACCAGATTTATAAAGAGGTGAAAGATTGACCCTTTCTCTTTACTCATGCTGGCTCAAGGCGCTTTCAGCGCTATCAAGCAGGGGTGCGACTTTCTACACCAAGGTCGTATTCAGCTTGAGTCTGCTAAAGCAACCATTCAAGGAGTCCAGTCAGACCTTAAAGCAGTCAAGGGAATATTTGACTGGTTTATTGGTCTCTTTGTCTCCAAGCCAGATAAAGTTGAAGCTGCAAAGCCTGTGGCGCAAGCGAAAGCCAAAGCAGTCGCAGCCAAGCAGTCCTACGAAGAGATGGAGTTACAGCTCATTAAAAGTGTGGGCGACAACATTGGTACGCTCTTTGACACGCAGCAACAAATAAACAACTACTACGCGGAACTCGAAGAGGAATCAAAGACTAAGTACAACCCAGATCAGAACACCAGCAAGAAGGCTATTGAGCGTGCTTTGATTGAGTTGCAGATGGAGAAGTTGATGGAGCAGACCAGAGAGGCAATGGTCTATGCACCGCCAGAGTTGAAGGACTTGTACAGCAGATTCTTAGTAATGCATGGAAAGATTGAGAGAGAACAGGAGTGGGCAAGGTCTGAGACGATACGCAGGACGAGACAGGCAAGGTGGAAGCGAGAGCAAGAAGAGATAAAACAAATTGAGTTGATAAGTAGCGCTATTGCTGTGACATTCATTTCTTTAATTTTTGGATGGTTGATGTGGCGACTACGAGACTTATCTGGTGGGTGATTATTGGCGTAGCAGTATGTTTAGTTGTTGCGGTCACCTCAATGGCGTATGTGGAAACCTTGTACATGAAGGCGCAGTTAAAACAAGAGATGAAAGAGTTGAGAAAACTTAAACGAGAACTCAAGGAAAGCAAATGAATGACTTACTCAATCTTCTCAAGGGTGTCGCACCCACGCTGGCAATGGCTGTCGCTGGTCCTATGGGTGGGGCTGCTGTTACCGCTTTGGCTAGTAAGTTTGGCGTGTCTGATTCTGTTGATGCCGTTGCAAAGGCTATTGCTGGCGATCCAGCAGCAACTGCGAAGCTGGCAGAAGTAGAAGCTGACTTTGCCAAGGCTGAACTAGAAGCCGTTACAAAGCGTTGGGAAGCAGACATGAAGTCTGACTCCTACTTATCAAAGAACATTCGTCCTATGACCCTTATAGCGATCCTGAGCGCGTACTTCTTATTCGCCATGATGTCTGCTTTCAGTATCAATGTTAACGAGACCTATGTGAAGTTATTGGGTGAGTGGGGTCAACTGATTATGTTGGCTTACTTTGGTGGTCGTACTGTTGAGAAGGTAATGGAGAAACGCAAATGATTGAATTCTTGAGAGAGTTATTTCTTGCTAGGGTTAACCGTCCTAAGCCAACTGTGGAAGAGATCGAAGTCCAAGTCTGGGCATTCGTCGTCAAGGCGATCACCGTGATGGTCTTAGGCATTGCGTTTGGTGTCTTGTACCTGATCGGGTTTGAGAAGCAAGACGCTGAACTCGCACCAATCGACTCTGTATTCTTGGAAATATTGAAAGCCATTGCGTTTATGGGTGTCGGAACTATGGGCGGTATCTCAGGGCGCAAAGCATCGACTGCCATTGCAAAAGCCATTGTGGGAGAAGACGATGCAACTAAGTGAGCACTTCAGTCTTGAGGAGGCAACGCACTCCGACACCGCAACCCGTCTCGGTATCAGCAACCAGCCAGATGCACAGCAACTAGAGAACATGAAGACGGCTGCTGCTGGTATGGAGAAGGTTCGCGCTCTGCTCGGCAAGTCGATCAATGTCAATTCATGGATACGATTGCCAGAGGTCAATGTGGCGGTGGGTGGATCGAAGATCAGCTCGCATATGGACGGCTGGGCTATTGACTTTGTGTGTAGAGGCTTTGGCACTCCACTCGAAGTCTGCAAGGCTATCGACGCAGCAGGTATCAAGTTTGACCAGATGATCCATGAGTTTGGCGATAAGGGTTGGACTCACATCTCCTTTGCGCCAGCTTTGCGTCAGCAAAAACTGACCATCTTTAGACCTCAGAACAAATATGCAGTCGGCTTGTTGACGCAAGAAGAGTACAACAAGGCTCTATGACGAACTTCTACCAGCAGCTCCAGACTCCTGCCGTACCCGATCTGCCTAACCCGCAAGACAGGTATGACCGTCTGACGGTTGCGCAGACGAATGGTGCGTTGCGCACCTTCTTCTTGAAGTTAACCAATGCCTTGCAATCCATTGCGTCACCACGCGGTGGTAGGTTTCTAAACAACCCTTACGGGGCATTCCAAGACGGCACAGACCAGACGGCAGCCAATACAACGACTGCCTACGCCATAACCTTCGACACAACAGATTTCAACAATGGCGTAACTTTGTCAAACTCGTCAAGGTTTAATGTTGCACAGGCTGGAATTTATAACATCCAGTTCAGCGTGCAGTTAGTAAACACGACAAATTCATCGGCAGACATTGACATCTGGTTTCGCAAAAACGGCACAAATATCGACAAGTCAAATTCACGCTTTGGACTAGCACCAAGGAAAAGTGCTGGAGACCCATTTCACATTATTGGTGCAATGAACTTCTTTGTAAGTCTTGATACAAACGACTATGTTGAACTCATGTGGCGCACTTCAGATGTTGGTGCATCCATTGAGCACTACGCTGCCAGTTCCACACCAACAAGACCGTCTATACCGTCTGTCATTGCGACGGTTACCTTTGTGTCCAATCTTTCAGCATAATTAGACCTTATGGCACTCGTACCCTTAAAAATACCTGCTGGCGTATACCGAAATGGTACTGAGTACCAGTCTGCGGGGCGCTGGTATGACTCAAACCTTGTCAGATGGTTCGAGAACACACTAAGACCTTGGGGTGGGTGGCGTAAGAGATCAACCTCTCAGATGACTGGTGTCAGTCGTGGAATGCTGACTTGGCGTACCAATGCAGATGAACGGTACATTGCTGCTGGCACGCCTACAAAGTTGTATGCAATGAGCGAGGCTGGTGTCTTGAAAGACATTACACCAGTCACCTTCACAACTGGCATTACAGACGCAACGCTAAAGACTGGTTACGGTTACAGCACCTACGGCTCTTTTGCCTACGGTGTGGCGCGTCCAGACTTGGGAGGAATAATCCCAGCGACTACTTGGTCAATGGACTCATGGGGCGAGTATCTTGTTGCGTGCTCCAACGCTGACGGTCAGCTCCTTGAGTGGCAGCTAGGCTTTACCACGCCAACAAAGGCTATTGCCATTGTCAATGCACCAACGAGCTGCGAAGCTGTGATGACGACAGCAGAAAGATTTGTCTTTGCCCTTGGCGCATCAGGTAATCCACGCAAGGTATCTTGGTGTGATCAAGAAAACAACACTGTCTGGACACCATCGGCTACTAATCAGGCAGGTGACTTTGAGATCAATTCTGTCGGGTCTCTGAAATGCGGTAAGCGCGTCAGGGGTCTTAACCTATTGTTTACCGATGTCGATGTCCATGTGGCGACATATATCGGTCTGCCTTATGTTTACTCCTTTGAGAAGGCAGGGTCAGGCTGTGGCGTGATCTCGTCTCAGGCAGTAGCAGCCATTGATACGGCAGCCATTTGGATGTCTAAGTCAGGCTTTTGGGTATATGACGGCTATGTCAAGCCCTTGGTGTCAGATGTTGGTGACTACATCTTCCAGAACATCAACTACAACCAGTCAAGCAAGGTCTACGCAGTACACAACTCAAAGTATGGCGAGATCATCTGGTTTTACCCGTCTAGCGCCAGCAATGAGAATGACTCCTATGTCGTCTACAACTACCGTGAAGGGCATTGGGCTATTGGCTCTTTGGCTCGGACTGCTGGAACTGACAGAGGCGTATTCACCAATCCTTTGATGATTTCGTCAGATGGTTATGTCTACGAGCATGAAGTCGGCTACGCCTACGACAGCGCTGTCCCATTTGCTGAGTCTGGTCCTTACGAGATTGGTAACGGGGACAACATCATGTCGGTGCGTCGTGTTATCTCAGACGAGCAAACGCTTGGAGAGGTCGTTGTGTCCTTTAAGACTCGGATGTATCCGATGGCGACTGAGACGACTTATGGACCGTATACAGCGTCACAACCGACAGATGTGAGATTCGCTGCTAGACAGGTCAAGGTTAGATACACGGGAAATTCTTTAGAGGACTGGCGCGTTGGCGTGAACCGATTTGATGTTGTCGCAATGGGTAAGCGGTGACTTAGAATTGGAGCAAGAATTAAGGGCAGGAAAAGTACCCATTTGTATTCGAGACGATTACACCGTGTACTTGGAGTTCTTCAGAGGTAATTTGTGGATTCATGTGGAGATCAGAAGATGGTCTTCTGGGGTCAAAAAGGACTGCTTGAAGAGCATTGCTCTGATTGAGAATTTAATTGGGAAGCCTATCGTCGCGCTGATACGCGAAGAAGACA